TTAATTGAGTAAATAATGTATCTGTTGCTGCTGATATAGTTGGGGTAATACCAGTTCCACCCGCAGAAACAACAGCAGATAAATAAGCCGCAGCATCAGGGTCAAATGATGGACCAGGACTAACACTTGGAGTAGGCGTCTGTGTAGGTGTCTTTGTAGGAGTGATAGTTGGTGTTAAAGTAGGAGTTGTTGTTGGGGTAGGACTTGGTGTTGGTGATGGTAATTCTGTATAAGTAATATCACAAGCAGGTGCTGGTGTTCTTGTAGGTGTCGGTGTTGGTGTTCCTGTCTTTGTAGGCGTAGGTGTAAGTGTTGATGTAACACTTGGGGTAATAGAAGGTGTTGGCGTAGGTGTAGATGTCTTGGTTGGGGTAGGCGTAGGTGTAACAGGTACAGGGGTAGGCGTTGGTGTTATTCCACCATCAGGTATGAATTGAGCAATGATATCATCTATGGCTCTTTGTTCACCAAGATAATCACTAAATTGTTTTCTATAAAATACCTTACTCATTTATTATACCTTTTAACTCTTCAATCAATTTATTTATATTCACATCACAATTTGTTTTAAATCTATAAGATTTTTCTTTTGTTATTCTGTCATCATCTTTTGTGAATCTAACCTTCATAATTAAATCACAACTATCCAATTCCAATTCAACACTTATTACCTTATATTCATCAAACGCAATATCGTTTATTCTATACATAGATTAAATACAAATCACAACATCAGTAGGTAATTCTACAACATCCAATTTTTGTGTGTCTGTTAAACAATCAATACAATCATTTTTAATCACAACAGTCCAACCATACTCACTTGAACCCGAATAACAATAATGATTAGGTTGACTCCAAGTAGTTGTATTTCCATCGGATGTTGGTAATCCTAAACATAAATTGATTTGTCCAATCAATTCATTTGCTTCTAATTCTGTATTATATTTTAAAACATTCATATTAATATTTTGCATTTAAATAATCATAAACCTGAGTTATTTCAGATTGCGTTAATATTCTATCATACCAAATAAACTCTTTAACTGAACCTTCTAAACCATTTGTTAATGTTGCGAAAGTAAAATCATTATACAAAGTAAACTTGGCATTTATAGCATTAAATGTCGTTGACCTACCACTATCTTGTTGTAGTAAAGTCCAAGTTGATGTTAAATCATTTCCAAGAGCATAATAATATCTATTAGCAGTTCCACCCGTTGAAGATAGTGATTGTTGGAACACCATAGGTGATGTGCTTGATTGTCCGTATGTTGTTGCGTAGTAATATTCATCATCAACATTTCCGTCTCCTTGATAACCAGCCTGAACTTTGAACGCTGAATTACTGGCTCCCGCTCCACCAATTCTTCTAAAACATTTCCAAAATCTTGTTGATGCGGTTTTATCTAAATCAAACATCCTATTATTTATGTTCTCATCAACAGTTGTTCCAACAATAAACACAGTCATCGCTGAATTAGATGATGACGAACCAGTAAAGTTTACATCAGTTTGTAATGCGTCTTGACCTGAACTATCAAATGTTGTTGCTGAAGATATAAGTTTTGGTTGATAAGCTGCTGTTGATTGAACTAAATCATAAAAAGAATAACCTGGAATTAAATTTTTCCATCTTTCAACAAACTTGTCAGCTCCACTTGTTCTTAATGTAAAATTACTCTCACTATCTGCAGCAAACCACATTAATGCACCTGTAATTCCTGTTGGACTAAAAGGTGGTGGGGTAGGTGTTGGAGTTGGTGTTGTTGTGTTTGTAGGTGTAATGGTTTGTGTTGGGGTAATAGATGGTGTAACCGTATTAGTTGGTGTAGGAGTCAAACTACTTGTTGGTGTCGGTGTAACCGTATTCGTTGGGGTAATAGTTGGTGTAGGAGTCAAACTACTTGTTGGTGTGACTGTCATTGTTGGGGTCACACTTGGTGTAGGTGTTGGTGTAACGGGCGTTGAGTCCTTTTGGACATTCATCACCGCACCCCATACATTTGTCCATTTTTTTCCATCACCCAAAGGGTCAAGAATATTACCAACTCTTGGTTGGTTAATTGGTTGTCTTTGAGGTCCTTTATAAGGTCTTATCATCTCTTTTTTTATAGGCTAAAAAAGTGGGGCAGATAACCCGCCCCAACTTTTATTTGGTAATTTGTTTAAGATTGGAAAGTAAAACCACCCGCAGTAAATACTGCTGCAATTGTGGTAGTTACGTTTACTTCTCTGATTGATGTTGGTTCACCACCTGTCATTGTAAGAGCGGTTGCTCCGTTCAAATCTGTGTAAGCCTGTCCTGTGTTCAATGAACCAGCGGTAACTAAACCACCATTATCCAAGAACACTAACCAATAACGATTGTTATTGTCCTCAATCAATGCGTAGATTTCATTTTGACTTACCAAGTCAACAAATGTATCTCTTAATTGAGTTTGTAACTTTGGAAGGTTAACAACGATTTCAGGTTGGAAAGTTACTGATTGAGATGTAGTGTTTACACCTAAAGTTTCACTTAAAGAACCAGATTGTTTTGGTAATTCAAACTTAAACCAAGTTCCTGTTCCACCAATAGCAGATACTTCACTATTAGTTACAGTGTAACCTGTGATTGAGTTGTTTGCTCCACCCAAAACCCACATTGTTTTGATACCTCCTGTAGATGATGTTCTACAATCCAAAGTATATCCTGTTGATATATAACATGATGCCATATTTTTTATTATTTAATTTAACAATTTATGTGTCAATGACACCTGATTACTTACACAAGCAGAATGATGCTACATCAAAGATACCTAATCCGTAAGTTACGTGTGCCTGAATTTTAACGATATCCTCAAAAGGGTCATAAATTGATTTAACAGTCATGATTTCTGAGTTCATACCTACCATGTAGTAACCTGCAGGACCTGCGTAGTACGCTGATACACCATCAAGACCTACAGTTGGGATAACCCTTACGTTAGTTCCTGGTAACATTAATGACCATTCTTCACCGATAGCTGCGTTAGCAGAATCCATTGTGAACAAGTTCACGAATGAGTTATTTCTCATAGAACTTACCAAACCTCTGTAGTTAGCGTAAGATGTGAAGATAACCAAGTCATCTCTGTGCAATACGTTTGCAGGGATTGATTCGTAGATTTTAGTGAATACATCCAAACCATTAGAAGCTGTGGATGCTGTGTAAGCGATTTGAGTTGCACCATTACCTGAAGTAATCAAAGCTCCAACACCGTTGAAACAAGCTGAACCATAAGTTCCACCTGAAGCTACTGTATTGTTCCACAATTGCTTTTCAACCTGGTTTGCAATTCTGTTTGAGATATCAGTTAAGATAACTTCTTCAAAAGGAACTGATTCCTGAAAGTTTGCGTTAGTTAATGATTGTGACAAGTAAGTGTCATACAAATCGTAAGGACAAAGTTGCTGGTTAACCTTTTTGTTACAAAGGTCTACAGTTACAAGGTTCTGAGTGGTATCACCAGTTGGGTCAAAACCACAAGACAAATCCTGTAAGATTACATCGTTGGTTACAAAACCTACCTTCTCAGTTGTACCTTTCAAGTTAGGTCTGATTGTAGCATATTTTGGAAGAGTTAACCCCAAGATAGCTTTAATCAACATATCTGAACCGTAGGAATTATAAGTTGGAAGGTTTGCTAAATCGTAGTTAAACGATAATTTTTTCTTAGTTTCCATTTTATTATTATTTTAGTTTTTTGTTTATTTTAGATTTCTCATTGATTTAATCAAATCAAGTTTGTAATCAGCAAAAGAATCAGTGTAGGTTTTAACCTCTTCAACCGAGCTTCTTTCAGGTGATTTCTTGAATGTTTCAAAATCTGATTTTAATGAGCCGAGCTCAGTTTTGAACTTACCGTTCATGCCGTCTATAACTTCCATAAGTTTAGACAACGATTCTTTAATATCGTTAATGTCTTTTGAAAAATCTTCATTCATCATTTCAGGCTTCTTCATTTCTTCTACGTTTTCACGCTCAGTAATTTTACCATCCATAACTTGAATTCTGATTTTATTTTCATTTCCGCTTTCATCTTTAAGAACCACTTGATGTTCACCATTCGGAGCAGGAACTTTTTCACCATCTTCTTTGATAAGGAAAACATCTTCCCCTACATCAAAAGTTGGTGATTCCAATTTCTGTCCTTGTGCATCTTCAGCGATGGTCATTTTTGTTTCCATTAAAGAGTCATCTTCAGCATCAATCATATCACCAGCCTTAACATCAGTTGATTCTGGTTCTTTTGTTGCGATTGCAATTACTGTAGATTCTCCGTCAAGTGTAACAATAACACCTTCTCTTGTCTCGTGGTTTCCTTCAGGAGCTGGAACTAAGGTTGAATCTTTAACAACGTAAAGAGTTTGACCTACCTCAATTTCTGATTCCTGATTGTTGGTAACTTCTGTACCATCAACCAAAAACACAGATTTGAAGGATTCCTTCTTAAAGCTTAAACCTAAAAGTTTAACGATACTATCAATTGCTTGAGTAGCATTCATAGTTTTTTAATTGTTTATTTTATTTAAAATGTTTATGATTTCCTCTAATAAATACTCATCTGTTTTTTGGCGCGAAAACTTCATTAAAAATTCCCCTTCTACACTGAAACCTTTTACCTTCCCTGTCTTGACGAACTCTTCCCAAATGTAATCACCTTCGGCAGTATCCAATACTTTGAATCCTCCCATCCAAGTACCATCAGGTATATTATCTCTGTTAAATCCTAATTGATATGATTTGTCATTTTCTCCTGCAACAATCCAAGATTCAACCAATACAACAGATGGAATCTTATTGTTTGTATGTTCGTAGTTGGTTTTATCCAACCTCTTTTCCATCATATATAATTGTTGCATCTTTTCAATAGATTGTGGAGTAAACTTGACAAAATATTTTTCACCAGTATTGTCATCCAATCTTGGTATAAGAATGTTTGGAATCATTAAAGGTCCATACAACATTCTTTTTTCATTATCCCCGAACATCTGTTTTGACATATTCTGTTGGGATATGATATAAGCCACTTCTGACTTTCTCTTTGTTTCAGGTGAGTAATAACCATTATTTGGCATTGACTTGGGTGGAATACCAGCAGTACCTTCAGCAAATCCCTGGTCTGCAATAACATCACCTTGAACCAAATATTTTCTCCAAGCGTGAACACAATTAGGTCCACCCTTATATAACCACTTTGAATATGGTTGTCTTTCATGTCCAAATTCAGTATTTACATCTCTTAATAAATCAATTTCCAATCTGCGGAAATATCTGTTTTCAATAGACATACAGAAATCTCTATCGGGAGCTCCTGTTAAGACCCTTTGATATTGGAAATAAATCGTTGGGTTTTTGTGGTTACGCTTCTTAATTTCACTTTCAGTAGCACCACGCATACTTCCAACCACAGCTTCAAATTTTTCATAATCAGTTTCTTTTAAGAATTTTAATAATTTAACCACCTCAATTTCTTCTTCAGTATAATCTTCAACACCAAATTCCATATCTTCTTGTGGGTGAATATCACAAGCCATATACACCTCATTACCTTCTTCATCTGTATGAACATGGTATGACTTACAACCTTTCATTTCTTCACCATAAATCATTGCTTCTTCGGGTGTTGAAAATACTGGTTCATCGTCTATAAATCCAATCAATTCAAAATCCTGTGACATTTTTTCATTTGAATATTTTGGGTGGTCTTTTGGTAATAGGTCATTGTCACCTTTATATTTTGAGTTTTCAGGTCTACCTGTTTTTACAAGATATAGGAATGCATTTACACGAGCCAGCGCCCATTGTTCTGCTGAACTAACTCTTGGTGAATGTGAAACATTATATGCTCCAACACCCCTTTGATAAACAGATTTCAACATTCCCACATTTACACCATAACCCAATTTGTCCTTATATCTTTCGTTGAAGTCATCAGATTTGTTCTTTAGGATTTCTTCAACACGAGCAGATACTTCAGCTCCCCTTGTTGTTCCAGCGTCACCTTTGGCAGTTCCTTCACCTTTTGGATTACGATTTGGGGTATCTGATTTTGGAGCTTTTTTACTTGGGTTGATTCCACCTCTTTCACCAATTTCAGCATATTCATCAAGACATGGACACATAAATTGTTGCCCAATACTACCTAATTCCTTGATAACATCTTCGTTATTGTCGTAGTGTCTAATGATTTGTAATTGTTTAATTTTATTAATTTTTTCTCTGTTTGAACCAACCGCAAATACCCTTGAAGCAGGTATTCCCAATTCTTTGGCTCTTGTTAACATAGGTTCTTTTCTACCTCTGGCAGAAATAACATAGACCTCTGACCCTGAATTTATTTCATGCATTGCCAGTCCCATTCCTCTTGGATTGGTTAGGGTTTCATCGTAATCAAACGATACTTTCTCACCCAAAGCAAATGCTTCATCGGCTTGACTTATACAAACGGCATAGGCTTGGTCTGAATCCATACCTTTATTCTTTATGTGCCATTCAACACATCTTTGAATGTAATTCTCTTTTCTTTCGTAAGGGACTTTCTCAATGAATAGGATAGGTTTTACCAACATATTATCTTTGGTGTCACCAGTGGGGTAATTTACATATTCAGGAAGACCTGATACATCATAACCCATATCTT